AGCTTTCTTTGCACCATATTCTTTGGTCATCGCTGCTTTAATCTTTTTTCCTTTTTTAGTTAGTGGCATTATTTACCTCCGTGTAACTGATCTGCTGTAATTTTACCTTGTGCGTAAAGTTTTTTTCGATCACCTTTTGTAGTTTTTGACAAATCAATTTTAACTTCTTCTGTTAACGCTAAAGGTTTTTGTTCTTTTGGTGTAAATAATTTTTTAATCCAGTTCCACATTAGTTTCTTCTTTGCATTTCTTTCATTCTTGCAATATCTAACTTCTCTTCAGCAACTCTAATTCTTTCTTGTTGACCCATTCTTTGTTGATCAAGTTTAGCTTGCTCAATAGAAGTATCTACCATAATCTCATTTTGTTTTCTTTGCTCTTCTGTTTCAAACTCTTGAGACTTACGTTGTAAATCCATTGCTTTCAAATCTAGCTCTCTAGATTTTAATGCAACTAATGGATCTTGTTGTTGTCCGCCTGCTTCTGCTTGAACAAGAGTATTTGTTAATTCACCTACTCGTTTTGCAACCATCGCATTGAATTGTACTGTCCACATCTCTGGATTCTGTTCTGACATTTGAACTAGTTGTGGATCTTGAGCCATAGCCTCAACCACTTCTTGATTCGCTTTTAAAGAAATATGTTCTGAGATATGAGCTTGTAATGTTGCATACACTTGTGGATTGACTTGTACCATTCTTGATTTCATAAAGGCCATATGAGCTTCAATGTGAGCTTCATGATCTTGTGTAGCAAAAGGTTTTAATTGTTTTAAATTCATTGCATCCGTGTTCTCGATTGCAGGGTCTTTTGGAATTGGTTGTTCAATTGGTTTTAATAAACTATCAATCGCTTGTGTTCCTAATGCTTCATAGACTCTTCTGTACGCTTCTCGAATGTCATGCATTTGAGGATTAGACATTGCAATCTTTAATTGTTCATTTGCTAATGTCACTCTTTGTGCAACAGAGAAAGTATTTGGATCTGCAATTGGAAGTACATCCACTCTACCATCAAAGTCCATTGATTTAACCATTTGGTCTGCTCCATAAACTTGATACGGATAGATAGGGGGTAAGTACGTAGCAAAAATTTTATGGAGCATTCTGAACTCTTGTCTCATAGAATAATAACATCTTTTGTGAATTGCACTCATCACACGTGAACCTCTTTCTAAGAGAGCAAGGGTTGTTCCCACAGCTCTATTTTGTGCGTCTTCACCTACTGCCATATCAGCAATATTTGCAAAACGTTGACCTGCGTTCACAACAAAACCTAATAAACTGTATAATGTCTGAGAGGGTTCTTTAAATGGTAAAATCTGAAACTGATCTCTAATGTTTCCACCAGGTGCATCGACATCTCTAAACTCACCAGGTTGGAATGGTTGATCATCATCTCTGATTCTTATTCCTCTTGATTTAAATCCAGCAGGTAAGTTTGCTAAAGTACCTGCATCTAATAATTGTCTTAAAGCTTGTGTCGCTGTTCTTGTTAGACCACCAATCATGTGTACTAAACCAAATCCGTAAAAGCCTAGACCTGGTAAAAACTTGTAATGCACAAAATACTCTTTTCTCTTAAAGAGTTTGTCACCTTGATCGTAATTTCTGTATATGCTTAAAATTTGTCCTGAGCCTTCATCAATGGTTACGATGTAAGGAACCTTGACCCGTTTTTCGTTATCGTTCTTTTCAAACTTTTCTAAATTTAAATCCACATGCATTTCTAATATTTGATAGTTGTATGCATCTTGTGTTGGAGACTTTCCTTCTAATTCATCATACTTCTTTTGAATTGAAGTTTGTGCATTCGTTGATGGTTTGATATCTACATCTCTATAAAAACCCGATTCCATTTTCTTAAACAAATCATTTTCTGACATTCTAAGAACATGAGTAATTCTTTCACAATCTAATAAACTAGATGCAAAGTACGGAACAATAATATCCTCTGCTGGAATAAATTTAGCAACAGGTCTATCCATCAATTCATCGTAATAAACTTTTTTAAATGCAGATCCTGCTAATGGTAAATAGAATAACAATTGATCCATCTCTGGAGTGTATTCTTCCATCTTCTCAGTAATCTGATAATTCATAAATTCCTTGACCCGTGAAGCTTGATCCTCGGTCTCTTCATTTTGGACACCAACGATTGCTGTTTTAACAGGGCCAGAGGATGGTAATAATTCTTTATAAGCTTGTGCTTGGAATTGTGTAATGGCCTCGGATAAAAGTGGATGAGTCACGCCTGACGCTCCTCTAAACGGTTTAGAAGGTTGCGTGTATTTAAAACCTAAAAGATCTAGACCAGATGTATAACCATCTTCCCATTCTTTTCTTGAAGACTTATCTCTCTCAAATTCGCCTCTTAACTGTGAGGATATTTTATTTAGGATATTGTCATCTAATTCTTCTGCAAGGTTTGCATAAAAATTATCATCTTCGACTTCAACTTCTTCGTCTACTTCTTCACCTTCGATTCTAAATTCTTTTGACTTAGGCTCTACAGTTTCGTCTTCGACTTTTAAAGTTTCATCAACTTCATCAAATATTTCTGAACTCATTTTACCCCCAAATTAATATACTAAAATCCTCGTTTTGCAAGTTTTGGAAAACCTTTAATTAATCCTCCAGTGCTCAAGCCTCTTTTTTGAAAAAATTTAGCATCTCTTTCGTATTCTTTTTTCTTTCTTTTTAAATATTTTCTTGCTTCGTCTTTTCCTTTTGTAGAAATATTTTTAGGATAGTCTCTTATAGCTGGGTAATTAATTTCTGATTTTAATCTTGATTCTTTAGATCCAGCCTTTAATGATTTGCCAGCAGATTGACTCATCATTGGAGAACCAAAATCACCTCTTCTTGCAGCTTTCATTGTTGCTCTGCCAAATCTTAAATCCCTTTTAATAGTTTCTTTTAAAGCAGCTTTACCTTCCTTAGAAAGTTTTTTTGGTTTAGATATTCTTCTACTAGCTCCTCCTTTAAAACCAGCTTTATCTAATTTTTCTGCTAAAGGGTCTAGCTTAATAATTTTAATATCATCTTTTGGCATTAGTATAGTTTAGTTGCTTTTTTTCTACCCATCTTACAACCACGAGCCATGACGCTTCCGCCAGATTTGAATCTATCCATAGATCTTGGTTTATTCATTTGTTCCATAAATGATTGCATTTCACCTTCAGAGATAGCTGCACCAGATCTTCTCATTGGTCTTTCTTTTAACTCTGGTCTACCGATAGGTCTTTCATATTTTTTACCCTCTGGTCTTACACCTGGTCTCATTGGCATAGGCTTTGCTTCCCTTTGCATATTTGGATCCATAGGCATAGGTTTCGCTCTTGGTTTATCACCTGGTTTAGATGGCATGGGTTGAGCATCCATTCGATTCTTTCGATTTTCTAAAAAGTTTTTTGCTTTTTCAAGATCCATTCCTCGTCTTCTTCTTTCAGATCTTTCTTTTGCTTTTTTCATCATTTCTGCAATTCTTTTTTTTCTTTCATCAGAAATCATTCCGCCTTCTGCTCTTCCGTATATTTTTTCTTGTAAAATTCTTGCTCTTTCAGATTCAGCTCCTTTTGGAGTAGATGTTAATGAACCATATTCTTTAAGCATTATATTTCTTTTTCTAGATTCATCTGATGCTTTTTTTCTAGCCTTTTGAATATCCTCTTGTTTAACAGAAATTCTTCCGCCATATCTTTTTTGAACAATTTGTCCAGGAGCTTTTGATAATTTTGTAACTGCTTTTCTTTTTGAAGATTCTAAAAATTCTTTAAGAGAAGATTTACCCGCTCTTGAAATATCATCCTTAGTTACAGCTGCATACTGTTTATCGTTGTAAGCAAATTTAGTTCCAACACCTTGAGCTCTTGCTTTTTTAAATGCTGCTCCGAATCCAGAAAGGTTTGCAGATTTTTTAGGAGTTGATGCTTGAGCTTTTGGTGCTGCCTGAGGTGTTTTTGTTTTTCCTGCATCAGCAACTTTAGTTGCTCTGTTTGCAACTCTATCCGCACCCATAGCACTAGCAACTGCTGTTCTTGATACTTTTGCTTTTGGTAAATCTTTTTCAACATCAGCCATCGCTCTTTGTTTTTTCATTTTAGGCGAGCCGTATTTTGGTGTATTAACTTTTGCTAATCTTTGTTGTCTTCTTTCTTCAGCTGCTTTAAATTTTGAAACAGAACCTTGATCAGTTCTTGATTTATTTATTGATGCAACTTTTTTATTGAATGCTTCTTTTCTAGCATTTGATTTTGGTGCAGACGGTTTACTTAGTCTTGCTTTTCTTCTTTCTTCAGCGGCTTTGAAAGCTGCTACTGATCCTCTTTTTGGCTCGGCCATATTAAATTCTCCTATCCGTAATATACGTAATCTTTAGGGGCTTCATCTTTTTCTTTGTAATCTGTTTCCAAAAATAAAAACCCGCCTTGTCTGTACCTT